AACTTCATTAACACTATCATAATATAATCTTTCTGTATGTGTTATTAAAGGAACAACTAAAGCATCATTATAAGTAACACTATCTACAGTTTTATTTAATCCTGTAGTAAGACCTATTTTTACAGTATTCATATCATAATCAGTAGAAAAATTATTTAACCAATCTAAAGCATCTAATTCATCATCTCCTAATAAATCTTTTAAATCTACAGTATCTCCAAAAAAAGTAACTCTATATGCGTAAGGTTTATTATCTCGCATATCTACACCTTCTAGTTTGATCTTGCCTTTCTCAAATGGAAAATAGTTAAGTTCTATAGTTGCTGTCTTTTTTGTTCTTGCATCAAAACCATCCTCTATGTTATAATTATAATAATGTTCAAATACTTTGTTATTATCTTTAGATGCAGGTAAAGAAAATGTTTTAGTAAAGTTTGTAAATACTTTTGCTATGTCTCTAACATTTTGGATTGTTTGTGTCAATGAAACAGATTCATCTTTAAACATATCCATTCTGTTACCTTCTATGTAAAGCTGTATATTCTGCATTATCTAATATCGTTTACTTTATTAAACGCATAGCTAAAGTCAAATGTATAGTTTATGAGCTTGTCGTTTACTGATGTTTTAAATTGTAATGATTTTGTGTCTAGTATTATTGGTTTTACTTCAGTACCATCATACACCCATACTTGTTCACTTAACATTAGTTGTTTTATTACTTCGTTAAATGATTCATCTATAAATCCACTATTCATTTGTATCTTCTCTTTACCTGTAACTTGAAACTGTCTTATTGAATGCTTTTCTTTATTGTATGTAGGGTCATTTACAAAGTCCATTAGATTACGTTTATAGCTTTCTGAATTGCTATCCATACTAATCATTGACTTTTTATGAAAAGGCATTATTTGTAATGCACCAAACTTATTATAAAATACTACATCTAGAAAATCATATTTTGGTTCGCATACTTCTTCTAATGTTAATGTTACACTTTGTGCATATCCTGACTTTGTAGTAGATACAACAATAGTATCTCCTGTTTGTAAAGTAGTTGTTGGCGTAACTCTAATATATACTATTTTATCTTCTGATATATTTGTGTCGCTGATTGTTATATCGCTTAATACATTTCCCCAAGCTACATCATATAAATTCCAAAACTCATCTACTAAATTCCAATAGACATCTGCACCTCCACCTGTTGTAAATTCTATAGTACCTTCTGCTTCTGCAAATACTGGGAATACTATATCTCGACCTTGTTTAAAATATATCTTTGTGTTTGATTGTAAATATTGAGGCGTATAGTTTCCTGTATCTGCTATAGTGTAATTTTCTCCTGTAGCAAATATATCATTCTTTACAGTTAACTGTGTATCGCTATCTATTGCAGAAATAGTTGTGCTTGTGCTATCAGTAGTATTATTTACTGTATCTCCTACATCTACTGTCTTTGTAAATGTTTGTGTAGAATCTATAAGTTTATATGCTGTAGTAGCACCAGTAGTTGTTGAACTAATTTTAGTAACAGCAGGATTGACAGACGTTCTTGGATTTACTCCATCTTCAAAATATCCATAACCATCAAAAGCTAGATAATCATAGTTCTGTGTTTCACTTCCTACTGTTTTAGTTAGTGTTATATCTGCTTCTACCCAAACTCCATCAATAGAGTATGCGCCATATTCTGTTATAAGATAATCTCTAATTAATTCTGTAATCTCGAATATTACATAATTGTTTGTGCCTATAATATCTTTGCTTATTGTATAAGTTGCTGATGCAGGTTTGTCTGTTGTCAATGTTCCTGAATATATATACAAGCTCATTGATGCAGAACTTAATGTACCTGAACTAGGTGCTACTTTTATGTAATATGGACTCCTTGCGTTTATTATTGTACTCATTCTATACTATTTTCTATGTCTATTGCAAATGCTGTTGTTAATTCTGGTGGCAAATTGTCAAATGCCTTTTCAAAAGGTTTAGTAAAAAACATACTAGGTCTAATACCTTTCATAAATATACTTCTTGCTATTAGAAAGTTTAAGCTCTTTCTAGGTATAAATTTACCTTTCTTGTCTCTAGGTGCTATGCCTTTTCTTACTCCCCATTTATCTAAACTGCTTGAAGGTGGCATCTTATTAGTAAAGCTAAAAGGTGTGTCAAACTTTCTCTTTTTACCGCTAACTCCTTGATCTTGATATGCACCGTATTCTTCCATTATAAATTCAATGCCAAAACTATTCTGACCTAATTTAAGTTTGTAATCTAAACTTTCATATAGCTTCTTGCTACTATTCTTTTTACCTTTTGTAAGATTAGTTCGTGCCTGTTTTATAACGTATTTAGCAAACTTGTTTAATATGTCTCTAGTTTCTTTTAAATCCATTAACAAACGCTTATATCATTTTCTATTAGTATATCCATTGTACAAGCCCATCCTGCTAGTTGATTTTCAAATCTTTCATAAAAAGGTTCACAAGTAGGGTCTCCTTCCATTTGATATTTGTCTCTATATAAATTACCTCTTTTTAGTAGCTGTATTAATCTGTTCTGTACAGCTAATTGAGAATTAAGTATATCTTGCTCATTGTCGTTACCTACAAATATATCTGTAGTTGCTTCTTTGTCTATATCTACTATATCCATTGACATAACAGTTATGTTGAAACTTAATACTTGCTCTTGAGCTGTAACACTATTTACGATTATATGCGATAAAGGAAATATAGTTTGTTTAGATAAATCTATTTTAGTTATATCTCCTGTAGTTACCGTGTTGACATTTATGTCATTTAGTAACTGGTCTTTTATTGTTTCTGTTAATTGATAAAAACCTCTTATTCCTTGATTGCTCATTTAATTTTATTTTTTATTTGTCTTGCTTCTGTGTCTGCTTTATCTTTCATAAACGATAGCATATATAAACATTCGTGTAAATTTAATTTAGTGATATGTTTAACTCTTGTAATATCTCCTTGAGCGAGTGCGTAAATTGATTGATACCAACCCCACTTTGTCGCAAACTGTCCTGTAGATGTAAGCTCGTTACCTCCTCCTGCTCCAAATAATTCATCATAACTCTCGACAAGTCGATTCCTAAACGGTAAAAAAAAAGCATACTACTTAATACTGCATCCATTGGCATATCCTTCATTATGTCTTGATTTTTTGCTTTATACTCCTCTATTGTATATTTGTCTTTTAGTTTGTTTGTAATAGGTCGATATAGAACAGCCATAGCATATTCCATAGATTCCCATTTAGACAAATAGTTATCCAGATCAACATATTCTCCTAAACTCATATTGTCTAGGTTAGGAATAAAACCATATTCTATTCCATTCATTTTAAACTTCTTTACTAGGTTTGGTTTCTGCTCAAACATATCTGCAAGTATAGATGTGATTCTATTGACATCTGTAGCTCTCATTTTCATTGCATCTCCTAGCTTTATACCGCAAAATATCTCCATCATTTTAGAAGCTAAAAAAGATTCATTATCGTTCTGTTCTTGTATTTTTAAGAACTTCTGATATTGTCTTAAAGTGATTTCTGATAAATGATTAGGTATCGTAACTTTAACTCTCATATATATATATCGAAAATTAAAAGCGATTTTAGAACAATACAAAAAAAAAGGAGACCCCTTGCGAGACCTCCTATCAACCAACTAATAACAACTAACTTAAAAAACTAAACGAGTTGGATTGTGAATATTAAAATAAACACTATAGCACAAACATAAATAAATGTTTTTACAAACGCATCACTTAATATAATTTTTTCTATTAACTTTTTCATAAGTATTCTTTTAGTATTTGTTCTTCCCATTCTTCTACTATATCTTGATCTATTAAATCAAGTATATCTTCTTTCTCTTTAAATCCAACATAAGCTGCTGAAATTGTAACTCTTGATTCTGTAGGTGGTGTAAAGTAATCTCCTTTACAACCTTCTTCTAAATAGTAATCTACTGATAATTCGATACTATCGCTTAAACCTTTGTAACTAACTGTAGTATTTCTTTTCATTTGTTTTGTTTTATTACTGCTAATATACAACTTTTTTAATTATACACAAATTTTAATAACTTTTTTTATTGTATCGTGTATTTACCTCTATTAGGATTTTGTAGTTGCATTAGTAAAGCGTATCGAGCTGCATCTATACAGTCAGGATGCGCACCTGTAGGTTTCTGTATATTGTTACCTTCTTTGTCTTTTGCCCAGACATATCCTTGCAGTTCTTTAATTAAGTTCTTTGATCTTGATGTTACATATATCTCATTCTGATTAATTAGATTGATTCCATATATAACTGAATCTCTACCTTTAGTAACTCCTGCTATTTTATGACCATAAGCTCTTATTTCTGCTATTGATTTCGGTTCTGCACTATCAGCCCATATATGAGTAGTTATATTGTTGTCTTTTAAGAAATGACTTATATCTCTATTATGCATACCCTTTCTGTATAATACTTCGTCAAAGATATATGATTCGTTCCACTTGTATAAGTATATTAATGTACTAGGGTCTAATGAATAACCAAAGTCAAGACCTGCACAAAGTAATCTAGCATCTTCTGGTACATTGTCTATAGATTTCCAGTCAGGAATACAAACACCTTCTAAACTTCCTATTTCTCCTAGTCCGTATACTTTCCACCAGTTCGCCCAATAAGTAGATGTCTTTGCTTTTACTCTTGCTTTCTCTATTTCTCTTACAATCGTGTCAGGCAAACTATCATTGTCTTTATATGTCAAAGTAATAAAATCAGTATCTACTTGTCCTATTAATTCTTTATCTACCCAAAACAAACTACTTGGATTATAGTCAAGCCAGATATTTCCAGATGTTCTTACTGCTAATTGTTGATAGCTTTCAAAATCTACATTATTGCACTCATTAATAAATAAATCAGTTCTTCTTGCACCTCTTAATCTGTCTGGCTGATCTGTACTAAAGAACTCTATATAACTACCTGTGCTAAATTCGTATTTTAAGGTACTTTTATTAAACTTTCTGTCATCATACCTATTGGTTACCTTAAGTATGTTGAGAAAGTCCTTTAAAGCGCCTCTACGCAAATGAGGTATGCTTTCTGCTACTACGCTTATTTCTTTATAGTTTTCTCGTATCGCATAGTCAATTAAGATCATTAATATAGCAATAGTTTTTCCTGCAGAAGAACCTCCTCTAACTATGCGTATTCTATTATCTAGTTTTCTTAAACGCTTTACTGCTTGTGTTTGAGTGAACATTAATCAATAAATAAAGGTACATCTTCGTTTATATGTATATCCTTTGT